TATAATATATTACTATATGATTGGAATAGGATAATGCAAGTAAGCAAAGGAAATGTCAATGATATCATTACAATCCTTAGAATAATTACTTACAAACTTACTCCAAAAAATTACTATGATAAAACTTTTAAGTTCTATCAGCACAAGTTCGGTGGCAAGTCTTATTTGTTAAATGCGAAACAATTACTTGAGACTGGACGCACATATAGTGATAAAGAGGTTGCAGAGTACGCAGGTGTCGCTTCTTTTCGCAACTATCACAACTATGTGAATACTAAAGACACCACATTAGGACTTCTGGAATGTCCAATTTCAGAAGATATATTAAAAAATAATAGACTGCTTGATATTAAAGATGGTCGCATACACTTTATGTTCGAGGAGACAATAGGAGAATAAAAATGGCAATTGGATTCAACCAAACCAAGGGCTCAGCCCAAAAAGAAAAAATTGAAACTTATAATTATGCAGGTAAAGAAGACCACCACTTAAGAATGGTGGGTGACTTATTACCTAGATATGTCTATTGGCTAAAAGGTGAAAACGGTAAAAACATTCCTATGGAGTGTTTATCTTTCGACAGAAATACTGAAACCTTTAACAACAAAGAGCCAGACCATGTTAGAGAATTTTATCCTGACCTAAAATGCGGTTGGTCATACGCTATCCAGTGTATAGACTATGCTGATAAGTCAGTAAAAGTTCTAAATCTAAAAAGAAAACTGTTCGACCAAATAGTAGTAGCTATGGAAGAATTAGGAGACCCAACTGACCCAGTTACAGGATACGACATCTTCTTCAAAAGAAAGAAGACTGGACCTCAAGTGTTCAATGTTGAGTATCAATTACAAGTTCTAAAGTGTAAAGCAAGAGAACTTGAAGAGTGGGAAAAAGATATAGTTGCAAACCTAAAATCTATGGACGATGTCTTACCAAGACCTACAGCGGACGCACAGCTAGAGCTACTAAGAAGAATCACAGATTCTGAAGGTAGTGTATCTGATGAAGTATCAGAGGAGTTTGATGTATCATGATTGGAGTAGGACAAGAGTTCCCGTACTTTGTAGCTAACGGGGTTGATTGCGAGAATCATATGGGCGAAGTAGCACATGATGATTTTCAAGACTGGAAAGTATTTTACTTTTATCCAAAAGATTTTACATTCATCTGTCCAACAGAAATTAGAGGCATGGATATGCTAGTCTCAGAGGCTAGTGTTGTTGGCTTTAGTGGAGACAATGAATTTTGTAAACTTGCTTGGAAAGAAAACAATGAGTTGATAAGTAACATTCAACATACTCTTGCTTGCGACGGTGGACTAGAGTTATCTAAAACACTAGGCATCTATGATAAGTTAAACGGTGTTTGTTACAGAGCAACATACATCGTAGACCCAGATGGGTTTATAGCACATGTATCAGTTAATAGAGACGATACAGGAAGAAATGCAAATGAAGTTCTTAGAACTTTACAGGCATTAAAAGCGGGTGGACTAACAGGTTGTGAATGGCAACCAGGAGAAGACTTCGTAGCATGATTTTATATACAGCCGATTGGCACATTAAATTAGGACAGAAGAATGTACCAGTGCCGTGGGCATGTACACGCTACAAATTATTTTTTCAACAAGTACAAGACGCTATTGAAGAACATAATGTTAGTTTACATATCATTGGAGGGGACTTGTTTGACCGAGTCCCTTCAATGGACGAGCTTACTCTATATTTTGATTTTGTAAAAGATTGTAATGTTAGGACAATAATCTTTGACGGCAACCATGAAGCTACAAAGAAAAACCATACATTTTTTACAAACTTAAAAAGAGTTACAAATGAAATTAATCCTCTAGTAGAAGTTATTACAGAAACTTACTATGAGGACGATTGGGCGATACTGCCCTATGCAGATTTGCATAAAAAGAAAAGTATAGAAAAGATAGATGCAGCGTATCTATTTACTCATGTTCGTGGAGAGATACCACCTCATGTAGTACCAGAAGTAGATTTGGAAAGATTTGACAAGTTCAAAACGGTGTTTGCTGGAGACTTACATGCTCACGAGAATACTCAAAGAAATATTGTGTACCCAGGCAGCCCGATGACAACATCTTTTCATAGAAATGTAGTAACCACAGGTTACATAGTGATTAATCCCGAAGTACATTGGGAGTGGACATGGCATCAGTTTGACTTACCACAACTTATTCGTAAGACTGTGGAAGACCCTGAGCAGATGATACCCACAGACTTTCATCACACTATCTATGAACTAGAAGGAGATGTGCAAGATTTGGCAAAAGTCAAAAACTCCGATTTACTTGATAAGAAAGTAGTAAAACGAGAGGTAGAAGCTACACTAAGTTTACATGGCGATATGACTATCGGTGATGAACTTGGAGTATATCTAAAAGAAATACTATCTCTTGATGATAGCAAGATAAGAAATATAATGGGAGTTTTTAATGATTATTCTACAAAAACTGAAGTGGGATAACTGTTTCTCGTATGGAGAAGATAATGAGATAGACTTGTCAAAGTCTACACTTACACAACTTGTAGGTACAAATGGTGTAGGTAAATCATCTATCCCTCTAATACTAGAAGAAGTTTTATTTAATAAGAATAGTAAAAATGTTAAGAAAGCAGACATCGCTAATAGATATGTTAACAAGGGATATGATATATCTCTTGACTTTAGTATTGACAACGATACTTATTGCATTTCTGTTAGTCGTAGGGCTACACTTAAATGTAAGCTGACAAAGAACGGAGAAGATATATCTTCACACACAGCGTCAAATACTTACAAAACTTTGAACGAATTACTTGGTATAGACTTCAAAACATTTTCACAATTAGTGTATCAAAATACAAACGCGTCCTTGCAGTTCTTAACTGCTACGGATACTAACCGTAAAAAGTTCCTAATTGACCTCTTAAAACTAGACGAGTATGTCTCGTATTTTGAGACATTCAAAGAAGCTGTGCGTGTGATATCAAGTGATATTACTACTAGCAATGCGAAAATTGCAACAATTGAAAAATGGCTCGAGGATAATTTTTTAGAAGATACTAGTCTACTTGAGAAGATGGATTTACCAAAATTTTCGGAAAAAGACGAAGAATCTTTGCGTTCTTTACAATTAGAATTTGAAAATATCTCGGAAAAGAACAAAAAAATAAATGACAATAATTTACGGAAAGAGCAGTTAAAATCAATAGATTTGCACGAAGCAAAAAGATTGATGAGCTTACACCCTGAAGAGATAGATACATCAGACCACCTCACTAGACTTGGGGCATGGAAGTCTGAGGCTATGCATGAACAAACTATGATAGGTAAGTACACAGAACTATCATTAGTTGAGGACGCAACTTGTCCTACTTGTGACCAAGAAATAAACCAAGCGTTCATAGACCATAGTATAAAAGAACACAAACTAAGACATGAACAATGTTTGAAGTTTGCAGAAAAAGATAGGACTAAGCTAGAAGAAGCAGAGGAGAATAATGAAATACATAGGAAAGCAAAACGAGAAATCAAAACTTGGGAAGACCTCTACAGGTCTATTGACGACAAACTCCCACAACGAGTACTTGAGAAAGAATCCATTGAAAGTCAAATTGAAACGCTTCGCGAGAAAATTACCAGTTCTAGGCAATCTCTACAAAGGGTAGTTGACGAGAATGAGAGAAGAGAAAGACATAATACAAGAATTAGTATTATTGAAGAACAGACTAGCGAGTTTCAAACACAACTTGATTCGTTGCGAGATGGACTTGAGAGTATCGAGAACAAATTTACGATACTTGAAATTCTTAAGAAGGCATTTAGTACGAATGGTTTACTTGCCTACAAAATAGAATCATTAGTAAAAGAATTAGAAGTTATGACTAATGACTATCTTGCTGAGTTCAGTGATGGTAGATTTAGTATTAACTTCGTTGTAGAGAATGACAAGTTAAATGTCGAAGTATCTGACAACGGAAATATTATTGACATACTAGCATTATCTAGTGGTGAGTTAGCTCGTGTCAATATAGCAACACTAGTTGCAATAAGAAAACTTATGGCTTCTATATCAAGAAGTCAAATAAATGTATTGTTCCTTGATGAAGTTAATCAAGCACTAGATGAACAAGGAAAAGAAAAGGTAGTAGAAGTCTTACTAAAAGAGCCAAATCTAAATACATATTTAGTATCTCATGGTTGGACACACCCACTACTAGAAAAGATAGAAATTATCAAAGAGGAGAATATTAGTTATTTAAATGAGTAATTTAGGATATCCATTATTAATCGTGGGATTTATGGTGTCCCTTATAGCATATACTTATCAAAATCTAGAGTATAAAGGATATAAGAGTGCACAGAATTGCTCGGGAGAGTGTTATGAAGAATATATACGAGTACATGGTACACTTATGGAACAAATGGCGGAACAGCAGGAAGCTGCCGCGGCAGACCCATTCTCATCAATCAGAGGGTTATGGGCAGGGTGTGCAGCGTGTCACGGAAACCAAGGACAAGGTATGGGAGCATTTCCTGTACTAGCTGGAAAAGATGCAGAGTATATATCACAAAGATTATACGCTTATCAAAATAGGGAAACAGTAGGGAACATGAGTTCTACTATGTGGGCCCAAGCGGGTATGTTATCAGACAATGACATACAAACATTATCAGAATTTATACAAGAAACAATGAAATGAGTGACCCCTGGAAACGAAAGGATTATCACAAACAAGAACGCTACCCTCAACAGTTGGAGATACAGTTGAACAAAACCGTTGATGCAACAGATGAGCAGTGGGACGAGTGGCAAGAGAAAGAACTTGATTGGTGGGCGGAAAGACAGATACCAATAGTGGCTTTCATGGCCTTCGTACAGTTATTTGTTTTC